CTCCATCTTGATAGCATCAATATCTATTTCTTCTTCTTCTACTATTTCTGCTACAACTTCTTGTACTGTTTGAGAAGGTTTTTTAGGAGTCTCTACTGCAAAGTCCATCTCTTCTGCTGGTGTAGCTTCAAATCCTGCAGCCTTCATTAACCATGCAAGTAAGTTACGATACGCCTTACCGATTGCTCTTGTCTGTGCCATTGATAAGATTGCATACTCATCAAATCTTTTTTTACTATGCTCAAAGTTGCTACAGATTGCTACTCCAGTAGCTACTAACTGACCAGTATTAATGTTTCGTACTTCGCACTTAGCCATGTACTTAATTTCTACTTGACCAGGTTCTGTGCCTCTTCGAGTTAAGTCCGTAGTTTCTGTGATAATCGGCATTAACCCTAAAGAAGCTCCAGCGAACATCCAGCCTTCAACATTTACATATTGTTTGCCTTGTATGTTTGAACTTAATTTCTTTTCAATAATAAGTCTACTGAGTTCAGTTGATAAACTTAACATCGAATCTTTATTTATTAAAGAATACGATGGTTTTTCTAAATGATTGTTTTCTTGCATTGTGTTTGTTTTAAACGTATTTTAATGTTGTGTTATTTTTGTCATGACCATTTAACATATTTCTAAGTGTTCCATAGTTTATATGTTTGCATATTGCAGCTTCCTTAGCAGAATCATAATATAATCCACTTTTAGTGTCAATTACTTTCTTTGAATTAGCTTTCTTAGTTGCTTCTATAACATTTTTATTTAAGCCATTATCGTAGGCGTGTTTTGTATTTTCAGAAGGTGTAACCCATTCTAAATTATCAATATGGTTGTCTAATTTGTTCCCATTTTTATGATTTACTTGCATATAGCTTTCTGTTAATGAAAATCCTAATGGATTAAAAAAACAAGCCACTAATCTATGCACGAAAAACATCTTCTTTTTGCCATTAATCTGTAAGCCAACTGTTGCATAACCATTTTTGACTCTTTGTACTAATGTTTTACCATTAATACCCATTACATAACCATGACTTGTTATAGAATAACCATGTAATTCATCTGGAGATTTAACATACTCTATACCATCTCTGAGAATAGGATTAGTTATTTCTGTGCTCATAATTTAGTTTTTTGGTTGTGTTAAATGGTTGATTAAAATAGGATACTTCCATGATTGGGTTGTTATCCCAGTAACTAACTAATAGTTGCATCATGTTGTAAGATGCTTGGTTATAGTTAATCTCATGTAAAATCTTAGCTGTAAATAGCTTTTTGTCTTGTTCGGATAGTTCGTGGAATGTAGAATACATAGTGTTTGTTTTTATTTGTCTGAATATAATTTAGGTACCTTAATCTTCTTTCTTACTTCTTGATATTTCTCCATATAATATGGCACTACTTCAACATCGTTTGCAAAAGTGTTTATGCCATGTAAAACTGTAGTTCTATCTCTTTTAAAGTATGGGGCAATTTGGGCGGATTTTTGTTTATAGTGAACATGAAGGATATAAAAGCACATATTTCGTGCAAGTACATTCTCTCTATATCTACCTTTATTTGTAATCATAATAGGCCTTATCTTAAAAACATTAGCCGCATGATTAATTACATTGTCTACTATTGCCTTATCTACCTCATAGTTCTTTGGTCTTAGTAAAGACTTGCGTGTCATTCTAAATTTCGCTATAGTCATTGATTTGGTTTTTAAGTGCTTCTAACTTGTTTGCGTAGTAAGTTTTTACTATCTCAACTGTCTCGTAATCGTGCTTCTCTAATCTTGTCTTTAATAGGTATGGTGAAAGTCCAGTGATAGCACAGATTTTTTTCATATCTCCATGTCTCAGCATTGCTCTATAATCCGTTACTTGAATCATCTTGTAGTTGGTTGTTTTGGTTAATTAATACTTGTCCTGCTTCTGTCAATGGTCTACAGAATAATGTGAACGCCTTATCTCCGTCCTGGAATGTTACAGTTGTTTCTTCTGTGTTAGCAAGTACTAATCTAATAGCTGGTTCTTGACCATCTATCTTTTCGTTAGTTGCTGCGAATACTTGTGGCTCATTATCGCCAAACTTAAAGCACCACTCACAAGGGAAAATAGGTGTTAATTCTCTTTCTACTAATTCTACTTCTTGGTTTTCCATGTTTATTTGTTTTTGTTATAAATTTTTAAGTGTCTGTCTATTCCTTGTACTGCTGCATCAAGTGAGGCGTAATAGCTATGTCTCCAGTAAAACCATTTACCATTTAGTATCATGTTATCCCATTTGATAATCATGCCTTTGTAGGTGTATTGTTTTGAGATTCTGCCGTTGCTGTTTACATAAGTAAACTCTTCTTTGATGCCTTTCTTCTTTTGTTCAAGGGATAGTTTTTGATTCATTTGTTTAGTTTGATGGGATTAGTACCTCGAACAAGACTTTCTCTTGACTCTTAGGTTGTCCTTTTATAATATTGCTGTATATTGAATACGCCTTATCATAATCTTTTGACATTGACCCAGAGACAATCATTCCGTCTTGTCTGGTAAAATAAAAAGTTTCGTTAAGTAAAAAGTCGAGCTCTTCGATAAATTGTAGGTTTTTCATGTTATGGGTTTTTTGGTGTTGTTGTTGTTTCTTCGTTGGTTTCTTCTTCATCTTCCCAGTCGCAGTACTCTAAGCACTCTGGGCATAGGTTAATTTCTGGGTAATTGGTGTGTGCTCCACAGCAAGTAGAAAATGGCATATCTAAGTATTTTTGGTGTTTAGTTTAGATAATCTGCTGAAATAAGTTTTTGGGTCTCCTATTTTAGCTTTGCTCATGTTTGACTCATACTCCAAGGGATGTATGCAGTTTTTTGTCTCGTAATTGTAATAGGCTTGTTCGCCTTTGTCAATGAGTATGCCAGTAATAGCACACTTCATTGCATGGGTTAAGGTAATTAATTGGTGCATTTGTTTTGGTTTAGTTTGGTAAAATTAAAGGTTTTTTGTTATAATTTCATTTATTTTAGTTAATTTATTGTTAAATGGTAAAAGATTTTTGTCCGTAAAAAGTTTTTGTCACAGATTTTTAGGGGGTTTTTGGCAGATTTTTGGGGAGTTTTTGCTGGATTTTTGGCTATACCTATAGAAGATTTTTGGCGGGTTTTTGGCATGGGTAACTGATAAGTAGCTGCATATCAATCAATGTTGCAACGTCAATAAAGTATTGACATAACATGACATATCATGACAAGCAAGTAAAAATCAATTCTTTGCCTATTTTTAGCCATTTTACGGGCTTCTATTATGTTTATAAGGTATTACCATTATTTTATATTTTAATCGTCTTATTTCGTCTTATTTTGGCTTATTTATTGATAAGGTCATAAACTAAAAAAGCATGGCCATATTTCAGGCCATGCACACACAAAAGAAAACACACAATTATTTTTCCTCAAGCACCCATTCGCTGCATTTTGAACATAATAACATATCAAAATAATTATCATGCACCATATCGTCAATTAAATGCATCTCATTACATGATTCGCAAATTTCCAATTCATCTTCAATCGAATAGGATTCGTCCTTTTTTTCTTTGCCATAAAAATCCCATTTTTTAGGGTAATATGTATAAGATTGCTTTTTATATGATTCATTAGAAAACCATGCGCCATTATCCCATTTTCCCGCATTTTCATTGAGGATATAAAATTGGCCTTCATGATCCATGAAAACGAATTTATTTCGGTTGCCTATTGTATATTCAAGCAATCCCATAATAGTATCATTTTGCACAAAATTATTAGGCAATCCTTTCATAAATGAATTATTGAAAATTTGCGTATCGTTAATATTAGAATTCATTGGAACGTCAATATCTAAAATTCCATTGTGACAAAAGTAAAGGTCATTATTGATTCTAAATGGATGGCAATTCCTATCATTCACCCCGCCACTGGTAGCAATTCTAAAATGCATAACAATATTAGAATTCACTTTGTCGGCATGTTTTTTCAGTTTCATGAATTCACTAAATGAATGCATCTCTTTATTGACAATAATTTTTCCATTTTCAACATACATGATTCCCGCGCCATCTTTATTGGCATTCCAACAATTTTGCAATGTTGATTCTTTAATTTTAACGCCCATTGGCTGAATAGCTATTATGCACATAATTATAAGTTTTTTAAGTTAATGAATTTTTTTAAGTTAGAATAGTCGCATGAAGATTCAAGGTACATTTTGAATCCATCCAATGAAATATCTTTATTCTCTTTTGTGTACATGAATAAAGAATGCGCAAATTCAATGTTTTTCATGAATGAATTTAAATTTAATGTTCCTCTAAATATGCGAATTTCAATTGTAGCTTTATTCTGTAGATTAATTGCGACATACCTTTTATCGTTTCCGTCTTTTTTCTTTGCTTTATAGATTAATGACGAATCGTTTTCGTCTTCTATATTTGCCCATTTTTGCAATTTTTCCATTTTCCTTTGTGAAATAGACACAATAAATTCTTTATTCTCTACAAAGAATTTAAGGAATCGATATAAATGCCATGTAGTAAAATTTGCTTTACTAATATGTATATGCATCCCGCATGTATTAGCGTCGTAACTATTATACCCGTTTTCGACTAATAATTTTAAAGAATCGGCAAAAGTCTTTTCACTTTGCTTGATATAATTAAATGTCATTGGATGGCTAACAATTTCGAATCCATCAGTCAAGCTACCATCAGTTTTGAAATACCAATGTTCATGCTTAATCAATCCCGCCATGTATTTATGCTTTAATCCATTACTATTTTTCCTTTCTACTTCTAATTCAATCCCAAAAAATGGCGCATTTGAATTCTCATTAGATAATGAGCAAAATTTCATGGATGGACGGAATGAATAGGAGTTTATAAATGCTGATTCCATATCGGAATCGTCTTCGTCTTCTTCGTCTTCTTCGTCTTCTGGTTCATCATGATATTCTCCGTCGCATTCCCAATAATATAAGTCGTCCGTATGCCCTATATTACCACGGCAATCGAATACTAAATTATTATAATCCATATATGCACCATTGATATATTCTCCTTCATAACGATATATTTCGTTATGGTGGTTACAATTATCAATATGCGTATTGAATCCCGTTCTTCGTCCTTGTACATATACCGCATTCCCTTCGCATATATAGCATTCGTCTATTTCGTCGAATACATATTCGTCCCTATCTTCTATTTCATGAAATACCCTATCTTCTGCAATAATACAATCGTCGTTAAATGCATAATACCCCGATTCAGTTAATACAATACTTTCGTAATTGTTTCCCTTATCTTCTTTATAATCCCTTCGCAAATATCCTTCACGAATTGATACGTTAATTAAGTCAATCATTATGCGCAAATTGGCAATAGATTGTCTAAATGTTGTTTGTGTTGTGTTTTCCATGTTGTGTTGTGTTTTATGGTTTTTACTTTTCCTTGATATGTTCTACCAAAGTTTTCCCTAATACTATAAAAGGATAACAGATAAGAATAATCAAAATGAATTCACCCAATGAAATAAACTGGTTCATGATTGCTTGTTTTTAATTGTTATATAAATGTATTTTCCTACAAAGAACAAGAACACCCCGAATAATATTAATTGAATCGGGAATAGAAATTGCAATAAGTTTTCCATAATTAAACGGCATTGGTTTTATATGCCATGCTAAAATTATGGTACATAAATGAAATAACAATAAAAAAGATAAAAAAATATTAAAATAGTTTTCAGTCTAAATTCATACCATTGGTATATAATCTTTACCATGCTTATTCATTCCGTATATATTATACAATATATATAGTATATAATATATAATATATAATATAAGATATAATATAGAATATAATATATAATATATACTTAAATAAATAATATAGTTTATATTATATTGTCCATACTTTACCAATAGTGTAGCTATTCATTTTGTAGGTCGGTGTTATGTTCCGCAAATGACAGAGTAATGAATTGTATGCATAAATACTTACTAAATACTATACCAATAAGCTACCTACTTAACATAATGGTAATTATAAGACAATTCGACTATTGAATATCAGTGTGTTATATATGTTAATTTATACCACTATACCCCCTACCTTGTTTATTCGTGTAATCAATGGTGCAACGCTGATGTGCCCTTCACATTTTTGATATAAAACATTGTTTTCACCAATTTTAACTTTTGTATTGTTGTTTTGGTATAATAGTTGTAGCTTTGACTTCTATGAAAGATACTTGTGCAAAGAGAAACTATAAGTGCAAATGTGGTGTTGTCCAGGAGGAGTATGTTTGGAGCAGTCAGATTAGGGAGGTGCAGTATGAGTGTAGGAAATGTGGCAACTGGCTTGGGTTTAACAACATCAAGGTAGATAAGGTAGTGAGTATTGTGTCTATTAGAACGCCAACCAAAAACAGATAATATGAACGCAGAGTTTAAGGATATAACGAAAGAAGCATTTATCATTGCTTATAGGGAGAATTTTGGAAATATTACGATTGCTTGTCAAGCGTGTGGGATTAGTAGGACTATGTATCAGAATTGGATGAAGAATGATACTGAGTTTAAGAAGGCTTTGGCTGAAATAGAGCCAGAGGAGATTATGTTAGACTGGGGGGAGCATAAATTGATGGAGAGGATTACTAAGGGTGATACTTTGGCCACCATGTTTTTGCTTAAAACTAAGGGCAAGAGAAGAGGGTACATTGAAAAGACTGAGGTGGCACATGAGGGAGATGTGGTGAAGCAGATTACGGTGAACGTAGTGAAGCCATCGGAATTACCTAACTTGCAGAAGCAGCTCGATGGTGATGAGAATATAATAAACTTCGATACTCAGAAAGATAACAGCTTTACTGTTCCAGCCACATTGGCTTCCGAGGTACCAGAGATTCCGTTATATGACCATAGCAAAGGAGAGTTGTTAGATATGAACGACCAAGATGAGTTCGAGGAATAGTTTTCTATTGGTAAACTTAATATGTGTCAAAAAACGCCATTTCTGACTTATGTTAGGGGCCTACCCTCTATAAAACCAAAAAGTATTAGTTTCGCTTTACCAAAGCCAATTTTTTAATTTTTTCCTAATGCCCTATGAACGTAACCACCAACATCGTTTTCGAAATACTGCAAAACAGCCAAAAAAAAATATCTGTTATGCAAGGCGGAACAAGGTCTGGCAAAACCTACAATGTATTGACTTGGTTTATCGTAAAATTGCTACAAGAAAAAGGGAAGACACTAACTATCTGCCGTTCATCGTTGCCATCCATAAAAGGCTCAGTAATGAGAGACTTTATAGAAATTCTGTCGAAATATGGCCTATACTCAGAAGAAAAGCACAACAAGTCAGAAAATCTTTACTTCTTAGGAGGCAATACCGTAGAGTTTGTCTCTACAGACCAGCCACAAAAAATAAGAGGCCGTAAAAGAAACTATCTGTTCATTAACGAGGCCAACGAGGTAAACTACGAATCTTGGATGCAGTTAGCACTAAGAACCACAGATAAGATTGTAATTGACTATAACCCTTCAGATTACTACTCTTGGATATATGACAAGGTAATTACCAGAGAAGATGCTGACTTTACCATCACTACCTACAAAGACAACCCATTCCTTGAGAAATCTTTAGTGGAGGAGATTGAGAGACTAAAGGATGCCGACCATGAATATTGGAGAGTTTATGGTTTAGGTGAACGAGCAATATCAGAAGCAACTATTTATACCCATTGGAAACGCAGAAGAAACTTCCCAGAAGGAGGGGAAATATTTTATGGACTGGATTTTGGCTACAACAATCAAACCGCACTAGTGCGAATCAAACACTTCGACAACGAGATGTTTGTGGAGCAACTCATCTACGAAACTAAAATGTCTACCTCACTACTCATCGATAGGCTAAAGGCTTTTGGCTTTGACAAGCGTACAGAGATATTCGCTGATGCTGCTGAACCCAAGACCATAGCTGAGATTAATAAGGCTGGATTTAGCCTTAAAAGTGCCGTTAAAGATGTTTTTGCTGGTATCAACAAGGTAAAGTCATTTCCGTTGATAGTTAAAAGCGATTCGTTAGATTTGTTGGATGAGTTTAAAAACTATAAATGGAAAACTGATAACGATGGCAATACGTTGGATGAACCAGTTAAGTTTAGAGACCACTTGATGGATGCCATGAGGTATG